TTCAAGCGCTGCGGGAACAAGTGCTCGTTAGCATTAGCGTTCTCACAGGCCCACTCAATCAGCGTGGCTCTGTTATCTGGGTCTGAGGTTAGCTGTGGTAGCAATATTTCCAGAGTGCTGACAATGGCTTTGAATCGCGTCTCATCAACCTTAACTTTTTCGCTTTCTGGCTCCTTAAGTGATGAGGGCCATGCGTACTCAAAGTTATTAATCCACTTGGTGAAATACAGACTGTAGGTGTTCTTTATTTCTGGCATATCTGCACGGAGGGTTTGGAAGAATTCGATACTCCAAGCCCGGTACTGACAAATGCGAATGAAATAGTTGTACAGCTCATCAAGCCACTCGCGCAGATCATCAATGTAAACGGCTACCGCTTTTGCATCCTCGGTACCCTCACCAAATCCCTTAGTAAATGTCTCACTGTTCAGGATGATGGCTGGCATGTCGGCGGCGGCGGCGATGTTAGCCAAGATATGGTTTCTCACCGTGTCGAGCGGCTTATCAAGGTTATTAAGGTCAATTGACTCGATAGTATCTTCGTGACCGACCTGTAACACCTCGCCAGTCCGCCCACGCTTAAGCATCATTCTCTTAATGCCGCTAAGCTTCTGCATCGCATTGTTGATGATTGAGCTTGGACCTTTAATTTTGGTTATCAGCAGCCCACCTTTCACTGCCACCATGTCATCAGTGCGCATGGTTTGAATGAAAGATTTCAGTGGGAACAAGGCGCGCTGATAGACGCTTCGCCCTGTGAAACCGAACGCTGCTGGGTTATACGCGAGGTAAATTGGCGCTTCATTCTGGATCACTACACAACGGGACTTGTGGTATGCCTTCCCCGCGACCCGGATGCCGTCAACTTTTTGGAAGTCCTGAGCGTTAGGGGCTTGGTTGAGAACAATACTGCCAGCGGTGTTTAACGGGTCAAGAATGTTAAAACTAATGTTGTGCTTGTACAGCGTGCGGAAATCAAGGGCTACTGACGGCTCTTGGTTATCTACCAACATTGCTATCGCAGATGTACCGTAAATTCTGGCAATCCGTGCAGCATTTGAAATATGGCGGTCAGCACCAAGTGATCGCCACTCGCGTTCGAATGCTTCTCGTAGGCGCTGTTCAAGCGCAAATGTTTGGGAAACGTGTACCGTTCTTGGTTCGTTCATCGCCATTTTAATTGGGCGATCTACCATTTTCCCACCCAGCGGATGGTAGAGGTAAATAGTCTTACAGATCTGATATCCGGTGCTCATTCCTGGCTGGATATCATCACCCTCCAGAAGTAGTGACAGTTCTGGTGAGCTGCTGCCGATTTCAATTTCGTCGTCAATCATTTTGTTATCTCATCAGAGTGCGTCGCCGCTACCGAATGCCAGTATCAGCCCATACATGTAGTCATCGAGCAGGTCATCAGCGCGCTTATGTGCGTTCTTATCTGCGAGATGGAATCGGGATACTTGCTTAAATAGATGGTTGGCTGTCTCGCCTTTAAAGACGGCCGTTTTCTCGAAGGCATGACGCGATATCTTGGCTAGTCCACGGTAGTGATAACCGGAGGCCATAATTGCGCGCTCATCTTTCCCTTTGCTTGTTAGTGCTGACTCTATCTTTTTGACAGGCCAGCCCATGCTGTCGCCTTTTTGCAGCAAGATGCTGCCCATACTGGCGTCCTCAATGAACAACCCAAGGCTGCCGTTTACAGCAACACACTGACCGGTTAATTCATTGAGGCGGTCGAATACGGAGGGGAGATAAACCTCTAATAAAGCGCCGTCGATTTGCACAACATCCCAATCAAGGATTGTTAGTCGCTCCATACCGGGGCGAGTTTCAATGGCGTAGTAAACTACTGCTGTTCCGTCATGCTCTGTGCCGCCCTTAACTGCCGTGTCCATGACAGCAAAAACCGCCTGACACATGGCTGGGTACTCAACAGGCTTCTCGTCAATGAACCACTTGCTTATGTCAAACAGGGCAGATGATGACCAGTCAACAAATTCAGCCAGAAACTCCTGACGGAATACGCGGGGATCATTATTCTCCCGTTCTTTCTCCAGCTCTTCAGGTGGAACAAATGGATTGGATGACGTTGGTGCGTGATGCTCAAAGAAGCCAAGCTTCTTATTGTTGCAAATGGCGTAGAAAAAATTATCGTCGTCAATACCGTCCGGGGTGGAGAATACAAATGCACGGCCTTTCGTAGTAAGAAGCGTCGGCTTTATAGACTTGGTCCATATTTCCTTCAGCATTTCCGGTGATTTGGTGAATGCAGCCTCATCGATAAGCACAATGTCGTACTCACGGCCACGACCAGCCAGCTTGTTATCGTTGGTAACCCAGAAATCAATCTTCCCGGCGTTCTTAAGCAGTAGGCGCTTTTCTTGTCGGCTAAAGCTTTTTTTCAGCGGCTGAAGAGTTTCTTCAAGCTTGTCGTAAATTTCCTGATATTGCCGATATTCGGCGGTAAATATACCTACGCGCCCACCTAACTCTACATCCATTCCGGGGCGCTTAAATGGCGCTGTAGCATACGTAACAGCAGCACTGGCGAGCATGAAGGTTTTACCCCACCGCCGCCCGCAGCGGATAGCGTTAAGGCGGTGATCCCATGCATCAGACCAAACCTTTAACTGCCCATCATGTAGCGTTGGTAGATATATGTCGGCCATATTATCTCCCAGGGATTGGCAGCGAGTTATGAACGACAATCGCGTTATCGCTATCTCCGTCCTTCATTTTGTCTATTTCAAGCTCCACCTTTTCAGTGGCGGCCTCACGATAAGCGGCATCGATCTGCATTTTGATGATTGTGCCTTTCGTGTACTCCAGCGATTCGATGCGCGCAGTGTTGCGATGCATAGCCTTCTCAGCGGCGCTGATGTTGTCCCGTAGCGCCTTCTTAGTATCATCGTCAGCAGCATCATCTAACTCAGTTCGCCACCGCCCAATATTCTCGGCGGCAGTCAGACTGGCAGCGCGCAACCAAAACAATTCGTCATCTAACGTCAGGCAGTTAGCATCTTCGCTAATAGCGTCAGTGAGCAACATGCGACGACCGTAGCCACCATGCTTTAGTGCATGCTGATTACCAGGCTGGAATGGGGGATGGTTAGTGACAACATTGCGCTTAGGCCACTCGGGTTTCGCGTCTGGAGAATTCGCGGGTTTGCTTGATTCACGGTTTCTACCAGATTCCTTTGCCTGCCTACTTTTGGTGTCTTTTCCTTTCTGCGAATTCGCACTTTTACTATTCGCATTCGCAATTTTGATGTAGCGCTTTGCAGTGGAGTAATTAAGCCCTTTTGCCTCGCACCAATCTTTAGGGGAGATGTTTGATTTGGCATGGTCGGCGAGGAACTGTTCTTGAATGGCTCCCCAATCCGGTCTTGCCATATTTGCTCCGTTGGTTATCGCGGCTTTGCTACTCCTCTCGGCGTTGCTACACCACTTCTCGTCTTTCCGAGCCGCCAAGATAGGCCCAGTGAAACAGGCGATCACCTCCATCGAGAGAAGCTATCTATTCCTTGTCGGGGGAATTCTACTTAGCCAGGCATACGTTATTGATATACGCCTGCAAGCCGTTTATTTGGCTGGTTGCGATTCCGATTCGTTCGCGGAGACTGAGATAATTGCGTTCAAATTCTGCATCATATCGGGGGCTGGCATCATCAGGGATGCTGGCGGGGCCGGTGGTTTTGGACACTGGCTTTGTGCATGTGGCGTTGAGCTGCAACCGCTTAGTGCCATTAGCGATATCAGCACGAAGGCGCTCATTTTCAGATTTGGCATCTGCCAACTCCTTTGTGTATTTGATATCTATAGCGGCTACGGATTGGCGCTGGGTTTCTATCTGGTCGAGAGTGGCTTGCTGCTGCTTGGCTACCGTGGTTAACTCGGCTACATCACGATTGAGTGATTGCACTCTGTAGTGGTAGTAAGTTAGTCCAAACAGTGAAGCGATAAGCACAGCGACCAGAGCGGCGGTTAATTTGCCAGACATAGCGCCTTCTCCTTCTCGCGCCGAACAACTAAGCCGGGCAACTGCTTTCCGCCGCCGTACGTCCAGCGAGGGAATTGATAGCAGGCCTCAGTAAACTTCCCTTCTCGCAGCATTCGATACATCGTTGATTTCTGCATTTGGGGGCAACCGGCATTGAACGTGATCGACGTGACCGCATCAAACTGGCCTTGGTTCAGCTTGCTGCCATTTCCGTACTTGTTAACGCAGGATTCAGCCTGAAGAATGTTCTTCTCCCAGTCTGCGGCGATCTGCTCATCAGACTTTCGGATGCCCTGCTTAACGCCATGTGTATTGCCAATGCCATCGGTCAACACTCCGGCTGGGCAAACATACGGGTCACGGCGGCATGACTCGGCATTTCCAATAAGCTCTAAACCTTTCTCGCTGGTTCTAACCGTTCCGTTAGATACGACGATTGCAATAATGGCTGATACAGCGCAGGCGGTACCGGTAGTGACGCGCTTTAGTGCTGACATTAATCAGCCTCCATTCTCTGCAAAGCCTCATTCACCACAGAGATTGCTTCAGGGTTAGTCTCGGCTGTCTTATCTTCCAAGAATTCACGAAGCAATTGAGTACGCTTCTGCTCTTCCTTGAGTTGCGCATCCTTTTCACGTCGGTTCGCGTAATACGTTTTTATTGTGAACCAGGCACTAATCAAAGCGCCGACAATAAAAATGTAATCCTGAGTGCTCAAAACAGAGAACGCGGCAAGTGACCCCGTCCACCAATACTGTAATTGGCTTGTGTCGTTCATTTTCATGACCCACCTCCCCATCCGGGGAATTATCTTCCCGGCGATTGGTCGGGTTCGTATGCTGTTGTGTAGGGAATAGCTCCCGTCGTAGTCATTCGAAAGTGTGAGGGTGTTTTCAGTGATTGACTGTTTTGACGGGAGCTAAATAAAAAAGGCCCACCGAAGTGAGCCTTAAAATTGGTATGTGCCGATTCTTTCTCGACGAAACTATGTTG